ATGTTGGGGCGGTGCCATAACCCCACCACTAAAACTCTGATTTACTGGTATCACGCCTTCTGCTTCATTGCCTAAACACTCATCACTTACTTTGTCATCACCAGCAGTCACCCATTCCTTGCCATCAATGCCCATATCTTCCATTGTGTCTAAACTAGCCTTTGAGAGAGCGTTTGCCGTCTCAGTTCGAGCTATGAGTTCCGAACGATGCTTGCTCATATCACTAAAGGTTTTTCTTATGTCTCGGGCTAACCCGGGAATACCCCTCTTAGTTTCTATCCCCTGTTTGATGGTATAAGCCAGTCTTTTCTTGGTCTCCTCGTCTATTCCCTTGACCAGAGTGGCGGAATGCTTCTTGGCCCAGTCTATCGCTCCCTGAATGGGCGGTCCCTCATAGGCTATTGGGATTCCTGCTTTAGTCTGACCCCAAGTCACCATCTCCGCTGAACCCGAAACCCAGATTGCCAACAGTTGATTGTTGAGCTTGTCAAATAAAGTAGTCCTGAGAGTAGCCAATATCGGGTCTATTACATTTTCAGTATCCGACCCCAGACTCTCTCTCACATACTTATTATAAATTCCGCCTAGCTTGCCGAAGGGGAAAGCGTTCTCCAAAGACTTGAAGTAATCAACTAGCTCTTTTTCTAGCACCCTTTTTTCTCTTTTGTGCTTTGGGTTGTTTGGGTTTGCGGGGATAGTTTTCTCTAATATCTGTATTATCTGATTCAGTTCTGCTATCATTTTCACCATTTCCTACACTTTCAACAATTGGTGAAACATCCTCTGGTAAGCCATATATTGCCCTTCGCTTTGCCAATATTTCCTTGCCTATTTCGCAATCGCAAAACTCAACAAGCAGTCCGTGATGATGTTCAATAAACCCTAAGTCCTGGCACTTCTCACAATTCATTCCCTGCTCCTTTTTATTGGCAGTTTAATAAAACACCCAAATAAATTACACACCGAAGCCACACCGCATAGGGTATTATAACGCCTCCAATGCCATAGATTTACTATTCTGCCTGTCTTGTAAAGTTCAATGTCGCAATTCCAAGCATCCTTGTGATAGAATAATCTCCACCCAAACAACAAGCGAAGATTAAATCTCCTATATGGTAGTGAGGGATAATATTTTATAGAACTCTCAACAATATTCATTTCTTACTCCTTTCAAGAACCTCCCTTAATTGTTTAACTGCCCTAAGCATTTGTGCTTCTGTAGTCCCCGTATCTTCTGTCTTACCTAATTCATCAAGGACTTCAGCGGGGTCATTTACACCCAAAGTCATTAGGGCTATTTGCTTGACATCATCGGAATCACCGAGCGCAGGTAAGACCTGAAGTATCTGAACAAGAGCTGTCGCTGCCGCCGCTACATCCGCAGGGGCTATGGCTGGGAAGTCCCTGTCAACATATCGCTTGTCTTCAGGGATGCCATTATGCTCAAAAATAATCTCGTCAATATCCTGATAAGTATCCGCCCACACCTTCTGGTATGATTGGAACATCTTCATCATCGGTAATTCTACCGTCTTGGCTGTGGCTAGATTGCCAATTGAAATATCACCGAAATACTGTTCAGGTATCCCCACCGCAGATGCTATCATTAGTTTAATCTGCCTGCCATCTTGATATGCTGCCTGAGCACCAGTCTCTGTTTTAATGGGAGTCGTGTCAGAGCCTAGATTTTCAATTATCTGAGAGGCCGCATTAATTTGCTGTGCGTCTGTTTTGGCCTTAATCGCATCTACAGCAGCCTGCCCGCCTTTGACTTTAGTCTTCCAGGCAAACTTAGCCAATGCCAACATAACCGCTATTCTAGAAGCCATAAACTTGGTGTAGTATTTTATCCAAGGTAATGCTGGTAAGAGAAGAGGATTCCCCCTTTGAGAAATCGTGTTATAGGTTAAGTGATAAACCAAAGCGTCTTCGGTCTTTTGAATACTGGCTCCCGTAGAATCCTTTGTAGCTTTGTTTTCCATATTGGTGGTGCTTCGGTAAATGCCAGTATGCGATATGCCTTGAGTATCAGTCCATACCCTCTTGTAGAACATTACGTTCTCTTTATCGTCTGCATCAGTAATTATCTCTGTGATTTCAAGCGGGTCAATCATCCGTATCTTAGCCTCTTTAACACCCAGGAAAATGGCAAAGAATACCTCTCCATCAATCAACAATTTGTCGGAAGACCTGCGTTGTCCTCTAGCTGATAGGATGTTCTGGTTAGCCTTTGATTCCCAGAACGATTTCCTGACTTCCTCGGTCTTATCTTCATCCGAGTGGGAGGTCATACCAGAACCGAATGTATAATCAGTCCATAATCGTATCGCCTGCCTCCCTAGGGGGTCTTTGAGGGAATATAACCTTGAGAGTTTAAGGTTTGCTATCCTGTCCACACTTGGAATCACGTCGCCAGTTCCTTGAGAGAGGTTAATCCAGCCTGAATCTTCCAAGCCTAAATCGGCCTCAACGCTGGCAGCAGCCTCCTTGATTATTATATCCAATTCATCTCTTGGGGTTATCTCTTCTCTAGTCATTTTACCTCTTCATCAGTTAATAACATATCAACATCCTTACAGAACTTAATAGCTCATATACCAACCAGAATATAACAGCACACAACCCACCCTTACCTATCTGTATCAACCACCTCATATAACCAAATCCTTTACCGCTTCCATAGAATCGTAAATTACAATAGTTTCTTCGGGTTCGGGTACTTCAGAGAATCCCATTACCGCATACCTCCGTGAGTCCATCCCGTGACTCCAGGTATGCGTTGTCTTTTCTGTTAGTTTACCGTTCTTGTCCTGAACATACCTGAAGTTCCTCTGCTCTTTAATACAGTTCGTAGAATCTTTAGTCCAGTATTGCTTATATTGTCTAACTTTCTGGTGCCCATATTCTACACTACCTGGGCCTTTGGGAGCCCCCCTGATATTAAACCCCTGTTGATAAATCTCCTCTATAGATTTAGGCTCCGCCGAGTCAGCCCATATCTCATCTGACTTATCAACTCCCATCTCTACCATTCTAGCAGATATGTCTTGATTGGTTAAACCCCTCTCGTAGAACAACTCCTCACTGTATAGCTCATCATTGAATACCTTGTGCCTTGTTAATACAGAGGGGTCTCCACTAAACCCAAAGTCTAACCCATAAATCAACTCACCTTGATTCGGGAGTTCATCGACCTGGCTAAACAGCGGATAAACTAACCCCTCAACCTTACCTATCAATCCAAGCCCATATACGTTCCACCAGTTGGGGTCTTTGTCTTTGTTTGATTCTATGTTGTGTACTACAGATTCTGGTATTACATCTATAGCATCTAAATAAGTTGAATGAATATAGGCGTTCTCTGGTTGCCCTATCCAGTTCTGATGTGCCCAGAATTCACCTACAGGGTTCCAATCGCAGAAGGTAAATCTGGAGGTTCGTATATCTAGCCCCCGTGCCGTCTCCCAGGGTATATTGTTTCCCTCATTGATGAACAGAATATCCCGCCTCGGCCCCCTTACCTTCGCATCCTCATCGGCCCCAAAGAACTCTATTATCCCCCTGCCGAACGTATAGGTCTGCTCTGTCTTGTTATATCGTTTATTATTGTCAGGGCTTTCACCAAGTATGTTAAAAAAATCCCTAATCGCACCCCTTTTAAGATGAGGCAGGGATTCACTTACAACCGATATGAGAAGCCGTGATTTACAATTCTGGGCTATTAAAATAAGAAGTTGAAGAATACTATAAGTCTTACTAGATGCTGTGCCACCTTCGTTTAATGCTCTCCTTTTACCCGATAGCCACGCCTCGGCATTATCTTCATATACTCTAGTAGTCTGTATATTCAATTCTGCCAGTTTGTCCTTTGTTCATTCCGTTCCCTCTCCCCCTACCAGCCTCTCCGTTAGTTCCTTTGCCTTCTCTGAATTGGTATATATGTTTACTGTCCTGTTGTCTACATTGACTGTATTCTCAGAGTATATCTTCTCCATCTTGTTCAGTAAGTCAATCGCTGGCACGGGGTTGTGTATCTTAACTTTGGTTACCACCGCAGCACTGGATTCGTCTTTGTTGTATTCGGTTCTTGTTGTTATTTCACTTATAGCCCTTGAATTTGGGCTGTTCTTGTCAATATTCAGATACGAACCATCAGCTCCTACTTCCTGATAGTCCAATAAGTTCCCTCTAGCTATCTCGGTTAGAATCTGTTTCCGCTCTTTAACTGCGGCAATGGAGGCATCATCAGCCTCTTTGTTAAGCCTTTCCAGCCGAGCCAATATCTTATCATTGTTTGCTAGCCGGGAAGCGTTAGCATCTATGGTAGCCCGTGAAGCTGTAATAGCATAACCCGCCTCTCTATAAGCGTCATATTGGCTCATACCTTCAAATAAGTTGCGTGTGAATCTTTCTTGTTTCTGCGTTAGTTTCATCTTTCTTTTCTAATAAGGGTGTGAAGCGAAGCCCTAAAAGCGAAGCGTAACACCCTATTGTATATAATATTATTCTCTGTTAGTCTCTGGTATAGGTGGTAACATTTTGTCACTATCTGATAGTGACATTTTGTCGCTATCGAGGAATTTATAGTTCTCCTAGTAGTTTCTTCCCCTTCTCGGTCAGCGTGTACCATAAAGTGTGGTCAAACTTAACTTTGTTGTAATTGCCTATTTTTATTAGCTCTTTTTCGTTGAGACTTTTAATTCCTCTTTGAAGGGTGCGCTGTGCCCAGAAGGGAAACTGCTGCTGCCACGCCTCAAACGAGTTATATGTCCAGTAATATCCATCGTGGAAGTTCTTTTGGTTCTCTTTGTTCTTCTTCACCCAATAGCCAACCTGCTGGAGGATTATAGCTTCCTTTAACCCAATCTTAACTGCTAGTCCTGGGTCAAATAATAGTGGATACGACATTATCATTCTCCTTAATTTTCTCTCTCTTTCTATCTCTCATCTCGTTTCGTTTCGCAGTTCTACACTTGTGACACCGTTTAGGCGGAGCTAGTATCCTATCGTGGTAAAACTTCTGCTCCCCCTCGGTAAACACAAACTCCTCCCCGCAATCCACACAGGTCAACATCTCATTCATTTTTCGTTTCGTCCTCCTCGTTTTATTAGTGACGGGTTTCCAATCTCGGTCTACCCGTCGGGGCTTAGTTTAACTAGAGTTCAGGAGCGACCTGAATCCGCCGAGTTACCCCTAAAGACCCACAGTAGTTGAGCTTGGAATACTCCAGAGGCCCTGTAGGTATATTCAAGGGGTTAATCAGGGGTAATAAATCCTCATACCTTCCAGTACTCCGACCTACCACCTACCTAGAATTGACCCTTTCACCCCCTGCGATTCCCCCATAAGGAGAAAAGAACCTTTTGTACGCTTGGTACATAGGTCTTACCAATACTCGTAAGCATCCCGCTTTTTGAATATCGGAATATCCTTACCTTCTCTTAGAGCCTGATTCTGTTTAGCTCGCTCTTCCCTGCGATTCATTCTCTTAAACCAGGAAGGGACACTGAAATAAGCTTTTCTTCTTCTAGTTCTGCTCATATATTATAATTTTTCAGTTCCCCAGTGAATAAGTTTACCGTCAGATGTAACAGTTTTATCTTGCGGAATATCTATTTTATAACCATAGTTGTTGTATTGATACTCCATAAGCAAGGCTTGAGACTTTACCGGCAAGCACCAAAACAACGTCCATAAATTATTCATATTTACTCCTACCAAAGAGAGAGTTGAACGGCTATTAAACTTAGCTCCGAGGAGAACCGTTGCTTTTTATCCTCCCTTCAATAAGTATACCAACAAAAAGCAAGTAAATTATGCTATATAGTCCACTTCTTGACCACCTCGGTTACATATTGGTGGCTAACCCCTAATTCCTTCCATATATCAACCTGCCTCATACCCTTAGAGTAGAGTGTCATTATTTCCCTTTCACGAGGGCTGGTTATCTGGTCTAATCTAACCTTTAAGTTCTTGTTTTTATTTACCGGTTGATATATGGTCATACCTTCCCTTTCACACACGCTCTCTAAATCTTGAGTTCTAAAGATATTGATTAACTGGTCGTGAACTATACGCTTGGCCAACGAAAGGGTAACTTTCTTTTTAAGTATTCTATCAACAAGTATATCCATTGCTCTATCAACTGCCTCTTCTCTCCCATTCCTAAATAACCTGCTGGCATAATTAGTTGCGTATTTGCGAACCTCTTTATAAAACTCTATATAATTCATTCCGTAGCCTCTTTGCTGTAGGGATTGAATTCCACCACCTCATAGTAGTTACTGTTACAGTTAGGGCAATTATACATCAGGTTTTCAGTTAATTCCAGCGTCTCACCATCATATTGAGCTGTAACTCGTACCCACATAATGCCACAATTCTTACATTTAACTATTTGTCTCATTTTATCACCTCTCCCCTATTATACCATATTACAAACTAAATATCAAACCCTGATAAAATAGTATCCTCAGTCCTTTTCGGCAAGTTACAACAGTTTACCACATTAAAGGCTCGCTTATACTCCGTTATGCTCGCTTATGCTAACCTTGACAACTAGTCAGAT